AATTAAAAGAGTATTTTAGGAGAACAGGAGCAACGCAGATTGAGGTTGCCAAAAAAATCGGAACCTCATCTGCATTGCTAAGTCAGTACCTTAAAAATTCTTACAAAGGTGATGTTAGCAAATTAGAAAAAACTTTGCAAGAGTTTTTAAGAAGAGAAAAAGAAAGGTCTTTGACTATTCGTGAGCATCGTTGGGTTGAGACTAAGCAGAGTAAAGAGGTTTTGGCGGTTTTGAATTACGCACATCTTTACAAAACGATTGGGGTTGTTTATGGTAGTGCAGGATTAGGAAAAACAGAGAGTATTCGGCAGTATATGAGAGAGAACACACAGGTTATTAATGTTATTTGTTCTCCGGTTCTTAATAATGCAGCGATATTGGAAGAGATTTTGGAAAAATTGGGTAAGGTTGCAAGCGGTGGTAAGAGAAAGATGTTTAAGGCTGTTGTAGAGGCTCTTGAAGGCAGTGATATGATGATTGTTTTTGATGAAGCACAACACTTGAACTATAAGAGTATTGAGACAATAAGGGCTATACATGATATGACAGGTGTTGCAATTGTGATGGTGGGTACTGTTGAAGTTTATGACAGAATGACAGGAAGAAGAAATTTAAAGTATGATCAAGTATTTAGCAGAGTAGGAATTAAAAGATATTTGAAACCGAAAATATTGAAAAGAGATATTGAAGCACTGGTTAAGGAGAACTTTTCAAATGTTGATGAGGGTGCGATTGAGTTTTTATACAGAAGGGCTCAGGAAGCAGGTGCAATAAGGAAAATAGTTATGATGCTTAGAATGGCTGATAGTATAGCAAAAAATAACGGGCAAATTATTAATTTAAAAAACCTTGAAGAGGCTGAAAAACTTCTTTGGGGTAGATATATTTAGGAGGTAAAAAATGGCTATTAAAACAAAAGAAGGTAATTGGATTGACGGAAGAGGTAATGAGGTTCCGCCGAGATACATTGATAAGGTTGACAAAGAGAGAGATAGAGTAGTTGAAAAATTAGTTAAAATTGCTTTAAAGGAGAGAGAAAGATTAGAACAGTTGAAAAAAACTGTTTTTACTGAATTTACAAAGTTTATTGAGTATTCGGCAAAAACTTCGGGTGTTAAGGTCGGCGGTATGAAAGGGAATATACAATTGACTAATTTTTCAGGAAATAAGAGGGTTGAGATAACTATACAGGATAAACTTGATTTTGATGAGAGATTGCAGCAGGCAAAAGAACTTATTGACGAATTATTGGTAGAATGGTCCGAGGGTGCAAGAGACGAGTTGAAATTAATCGTTAATAAGGCTTTTAATGTGGATAAGAAAGGTAGAGTGAATGTTAAAGAGATTCTCGGATTGAGAAAAATTAAGATTCCAGATAAAAGGTGGAAAAAGGCTATGGATCTTATTGATGAGGCAAGAACAGTATTATCAACGAAGGCTTATATAAGATTTCAAATGCGTGAGAAAAATGGCGAGTGGAAGTCAATCTTGTTGGATCTTGCATCCATTGATGTATAGGAGAGAAAAATGAATAAGGAAAAAGAGAGCAAAAGAAGGGTTGTTTTTGTATCTCCTTTGATGACAGTGAAGGAATTAGGAAAAATAATAGATTCCGGAAAGTTTGAGGAGTGGTATAAAAATGAACAAAAAAAGAGAGTCGGAGATGAAGGTATTAAAAGGGCTGATTATAGAGCATTATAAGAGGCCTAAACAATATCATACAAAACTGTTGATTATATTATTTATTATAATCATAGTTTTGTTAATGATGATATTGGAATTGGAAAAGAGAGAGAGTGTTGCTGAATTAAGGAGAGCAATAAAGAGAAACATTGAATTAAGTAAAAAAGAGGTTGAATTATTAAATAAAAAAGTAAAATTAAATGTAAAGTTAGTTAATAAGATTATAGAAATTCGTGTGTTAACCGCTTCATCGGCGACACTCTCCTCCGCAAGGGGTGCTGGGTCTTTCCCGGCACTCCTTGTTAAAAGAGGAGGTTACTATGAGAACTATAAAAAATAAGTTAAGTATGACAATTTTTAATGATTTATATGAATATCTAAGTAAGAATCAAAAGGAATTTATTAACATATATTCAAAAAGATACTATGAATACTTAAAAAAAATAAGGGTTAAATTGTGTGAAGTTGAAGATAAAAAGAAATTATCAGGTCATGAATACAGATTGATTGAGAGGTGGTTTTTTGATAGAATTCCTGAATATTGTGTTTTACAGGGGATAGAGGAAGGATCTATGATTGCAAAGCAATACGGACATGTAATATATAGTGCAGGATATTTTAAACCGCATATAAAAAAAATATATTTGAAATATCGTGAAAGGATCGTAGCAGATGTTTTATATAGATATGGTAAAAGCGATAAGTGGTTTTGGAAAATATTTTTATATTGGAAAAATCACGAATTTGGAGAAAGCAAGTTTGATATATTTGAAGGAATAATATTTGTGAAGGAATAGTGAAATGAAAGGGATAACAGATAAACAGAGAAGAACTTTTTTTATGATTGTAAATCATATTGGTAAGGATAATGCATATGAGGTTATGAAAGGAGTATGTGGGAAAGAAAGTTTGAAAGAAGTTAGTTATGATGAGATGAAAAGGGTTTTAAAAGAATTGATAGAAGTTAGTAATATTGAAATAAAGATTAAACCAAAAAAGAAGAAATTTAGAAATCCTTTGAGGGTTAAACAGGGTAGCAAAATAATCAAACTTGCAACTCATAAACAATTACAATATATTGAATATTTAAAAGAGCAAGTTGGATTTGATGACAAGAAGTTTGAGAGTTTTTGTATGAGAATAATAAAAAGGGAAAAACCTCTAAGGAGAGAGGAAGCACAGGCTATTATTGCAGCATTGAAAGGGATGCATTATGTGAGATGGAAAGCACAATATTAAAAAATTGGTTAAAAAAGATAGAAAGTAGTAAAAATAAGGATTATTTTACGGTAAAAGAAATCGCATCCATTTTGGATGTATCATATAACAAGATTATATACGATATTACATGCGGATATTTATCCGCTGTAAGAGTGGGTCCAAGGGGGAGTAAGTCTGAGATAAGGGTTCATAAAGAGGATCTTTTAAAATATATAAAAAATTTTGAAGTGTTTTAAATTTGCAAAATATCTAAAATATACAAGTATTCCCAATATTACTTGATAAAATTGCATATACATACTAATTAATGAGTATGTATAAAAGTATATATGATGAATATTTTAAAATTGCTGAAATAAGTTTTAGAAATAAAGGAATAGATTATATAAATTGGAAAAGGCTGAAAGCACAGGGTATTGCTGAGAGTAATTTAGATGAGAAAGTAGTAAGTAAAGCGGGTGCTATCGGAATAATGCAGGTTATGCCTGCAACAGGAAAGGAAATAGGCTATGCTGAGCATGAATTGTATATAGCGGAGAGAAATATATTTGCGGGGGCTACTTATTTATTGAAGATGTGGAATAAGTGGGATATGGTTGATATTAAGGCGGAGAGATGGAAGATTGCTCTTGCTTCTTATAATGCGGGGATTGGGAATATAAGAAAGGCTGCAAAAATAGCATTAAAAAACGGTTTTGAGTTATATTGGGCTTCTATTGCAAAATTTCTTGAAGATGTTACGGGAAAATATTGTAAAGAGACGATTAATTATGTTTATCGTGTTCAAAAAATATATGAGGATATTAAGGAGGTAAAAGATGAGTAGAAAGACAATTCTTTTTATTATTGCAATAATTGGTGCAATAATTGGTTTTTTTGGAGATCAGTTTGGAGTTGCGTTATCCGGAACAGCAGTTGCAGGTGGTTTAACTGCTATTGTTGTTTATCTTTTCGGAGAGATGAAAAATGATATAGCAAGAGTTAAAAACGGAATAATTCAAGAAAAGAAGTGGAAGGATCCTGCTTTTTGGACTGCTTTGGTAGCATCATTATTACCAGTTATAAATACTAATTTAAATTTAAATTTACCTGTTGATACTATTGTTGCAACTTTATCAGGTATATTGGCTTTTATATTCGGATACAGACAAAAACAGCTAAATGATTGATATAAATAAGTTTTTTGATTTTGCAGGGAAGATACTAAATGTCATCTTCCCTGCTGGCTGGAAGAAAAGGAAGGAAGAAAAGAGGATAGAAAATGAATATAAAAAAAAGATCAAAGAGATTGATAAAGGTATTACCGGGAAGAAGGATATTAGTATTGTTACTAATGATATTCTTTCTGGTGATGAGCCAAGGTTGCCGAAAGAGTAAGGTTGTTTTAGAAAGCGACATGGTAGTACATAAGATTGATAAGGATTATTACAAGATCAGTAAGGCATTATATAGAAGATTATTGCAGAGAATTGCATATCTGGAAAAGGAGTTGGAAAAGTGCAAGATGAAAAAGAAATAATAGTTGAATTAGAGAAACAAAAAGGGAAAATTAAAAAACTTGAAACGGTATTACAGATGTTTATGGCAGAGAGTAAAAGAAGATTTGAACAACAAGAAAAAATCGCTGATAAATTAGGTGATATGGTAAAGGAAATTTCAGACGGATTGGGAGATAGAATGAATAGTTTGGAGAGAAAAATGGCATATTTTATGGGTGGACTTGCTGTTCTTACCTTGTTATTTCAAATTTTAATTAAAATATTTTTTAAATGATGAATAAAAAAGACGCATTTTTAAGTGAGGCTGAAGGGTTATATATTAAAGGTAAAACTTTAAAGGAAATCTCAGAACTTCTTGGGGTTTCAGAAAGGACACTAACAAGGTGGAAAAAGGAATTAAACTGGAAAGAGAAGAGAAATAAGTATATGAAAAATCCTCTTGGTGTTGAAGAGGCAATTGATGAGGAAATATTAAGATTAGTTAGAGAATTACCAAACACTCCTGATTCTGAAAAAGCGAAAGTAATTGATATGATTAGTAAATTAGCAAAAGTAAAGAGTATTTTTAAAAAAGAGGGTGATCTTGCAACACAGGCTGTTTATGTTTTTGACTATTTTACAAATTATATTAAAGAGAGAGAAAGAAGCGATGAAATTATAAATAAACTTGTTAAACATATACAAGGATTTATTGCAAAAATAATGGAGGAAAGATGAATGAGAGAATGTTAGCAAGGTTGGGGCTCTTGGAACAGAAAAAACAAGAGGCTGAAAAGTTAGCAATATTAATAGATAATCTTAAAAAAGATATTAATTATGCTCTTTTTCCTGATGAGATTGAAGCAATGGAAATATCACAGGCAGAGGTTTTAATGCATGAATTATCTGAGAAATGGAGAAACTATATAGGATTGAAAAAGGATATTGACAAACTTGAAAAAGAGTTAAATAAGAAATGAAAAGAAAATTAACTAAAAAAGAGATAGAACTTCGTTTACAACAGGTATTAGAGAAGTTAAAAACAGAAGTTAGTCCTTTTGAAGATGTTTCAGAAGAAGCAAGAGAAAAAAGAAAAGAAAGAGCAAAGAAAGATATTATATATTTTTTTAAAACATATTTACCGCACTATTTTAGTCTGGAATTTTCAAGAATGCATGAGGAAATAGTGCAACTTTTAAATATTAAAGGGACTCCTGTTGCTGTGGGAGCACCGAGGGATCATGGTAAATCAACTGTTGTTACATTCGGTTATCCTTTGCATGAGATTCTCTTTGAATTAAGACATTTTATTATATTGGTGTCAGAGACAAAGGATCAGGCGGAATTATATGTAAGATTTATTAAACTTGAACTTGAAGAAAACGAAAGAATAAAACAAGATTTCGGAGATTTACAAGGGTATTTGTGGAAAGATGACAGATTTATTACAAAGAATGATATATATGTTTTAGCAAGAGGTAAAGGGCAGAAAATTAGAGGATTACGACATAGACAATATAGACCTGATTTAGTTGTTCTTGATGATATAGAAAATGACAAAAGTGTAAAGAATCCAAGATTAATAAAAGAAACTTTAAGATGGATCAGAGAAACAGTAATACCCGGTATTGCAAGAGGCGGACTTGACGGAACTTTATTTGTAATAGGGAATTTGTTGTCAAAGAAGAGTGTTCTTGCCGAATTATTAAAGGATAAAGAATGGATAACTAAACTTTACAGGGCTGAAATTGATGATGAAGGTACTCCCCTATTTCCTGCGAAATTTACAAAAGAGGATTTAAAAAATATAAAACGAAAAATAGGTACTCTTGCATACAATAAAGAATATATGAATGATCCGAGAGATGATGAAGGTGCTTTTAGGGAAGATTGGATAAGATATTATCATCCCGAAGAGATTCAAGGTAAAGAATTATTAAGAGTTATGTTTGTTGATCCTTCAGTTGGTTCAGGTGAATCAAACGATTATAAGGCAATAATAACTATTGGTAAGGAATTGGAGACAGGAATAATATATGTATTAGATGCTTTTATTAGAAAATGTTCAATAGATCAATTGTTAAGAATTATTTTTAACAGATATAGGGAGTTTAATCCTTTTGTTGTTGGATTTGAAAGCAATGGTTTTCAGGTGGTTTTGGCGGATGATTGGGAAAAGATGGCATTACAATCAGGCTATACTCCTGCTATTAAGTTAATAAACAATAGAGTTAATAAGGAAGTTAGGGTTTTATCTTTGTCTCCTATTGTTGAGAGAGGAATAATAAGATTCTTAAAAGGGCATTCGGATCAAGAGTTATTAATTGAACAATTAATATATTTTCCGGGAAATACAAATGATGATGGTCCTGATGCATTAGAGGGGGCTGTTTCTCTTGTTAAACATTATAGTAATAAGTTTGAATATAAAGCGGTTAGGAGAAGACAAATTAATAGAATAAAAGAGGCATATTTAAATGGTTAAGAAAAAGATATTAGAGCAAGAATTTGCATCTGCTAAAAAAGAATGGGGGTATTTTAATAAATATAAGAAAACAATTGATAATCCTGATCCTATTTTAAGAAAAACAAAAGAAGGGATAGAGAAAGGTATATCTTTGTTTTCAGAGATGAAAAAGGATTCTCATATTTCTGCTGTTTTACAAAAAAGGAAAAGAGCGGTATTGAAATATTATTTTAATATAGAGAGTGCAAGTGGTAAAAGGTATGATAAAAAAGTTGCTGAATTTATTAAAGAAGAAATTAAGAAGGTTTATTATAATCTTGCTTCATATATTCTTGATGCTATTCCAATGGGGTTTTCAATTACTGAGATAATTTATAAAGTGGAAGATAAAATTAAGATAGATAAGATAAAAAAAAGAAAACAGAATAGGTTTACTTTTGGAATAGATGGTGAATTAAGATTAAAAACTCCGGAAAGTATGCTTGAAGGTGAAGAATTACCGGATAAAAAATTTATTGTTGCAACTTACGAAGAAGAAGATGATAATAAATACGGAGAGGCTGTTCTTTCAAATTGTTTTTGGCCATGGTGGTTTAAAAAGCACGGGCTTTTGTTCTGGGCAAATTTTTTAGAGAAATTCGGGCAGCCTTTAACTGTTGGAAAATATCCTGCTGGTACTCCAAAGGATAAGCAGGAGGCATTTTTAGAATCAATTGAAGCAATACAGAATAGTTTTGGTATTGTTATTCCGGAATCTTTTGTAATAGACTTTATTGAGGCTCAGAAAAGTAGTTCAACAGATAGTTATCAGAAATTTTTAGATTATTTGGACAGGCAAATATCAAAGGCTGTTCTTTCATCCACTCTTGCGGTTGATGAAGCACAGCACGGAACAAGAGCACAGGCAGAGGTACACAATGAAGTTTCAGAAGAAGTGATTGAAGCAGATATAAGATTTTTAGAATCAATAATAAATAACACTATTTTGAAATGGTTGGTTGAGTTTAATTTCGGTGATGTATCTTTACCTACTTTTTCAATTGATTTTAAGAATGATAAGGCAACTAAAACAGATATAGACAAATTAAAAACTTTATATGATATGGGTGTTAAAATTCCGGTTAAATATATTTATGATATTACTAAGATTCCGGAGCCTGAAGCGGATGAAGAGGTTGTGTTTGGTGGTAAGAGTAAAATAAATGAAAATCCTGATATTTCAAATATGAAGATTGAGTTTAGTGAAGGTGAGAATAATTATCTTGATGATATTGTAGATAAATATTTTGAAAGTTTTAAAAAGAGTATAAAAGAGAAACAAATATATGATGTAGTAAAGGTTTTGAAAAAAGCAAAAGATTATAAAGATGCTTTAAAAAAACTTGATAAAGTAAAATACAATATTGATTTTAACAAAGTAATTTTATTAGGAAAATTAATAGGTAAATATTATAAATATGATAACAAAGGAAAAGAGTTTGCAGATAATAAGATTTCTGATGATGAGATGAATAAGGTTTTTGAAGAGTTATTTCATAGTGTTAAACCTGAAAAAGCGATTGAGTATTTAAAAAAGAAAATACCTGTTGATAAAGAAACTTGGAAAAAATTATCTGATGAAGCAAAAGCATCTGCTTTCTATATAAACAATACTTCAAAATTAGTTTTGATTAATAGTATAAAAGAAAAGTTATTACAAGCAATTGAGAAAGGTATGACTTATACGGAAGTTAAGAAGGATATAATAAATATTTATAATAAAGTTAAAAAGAATTTTAATGAAAGTTATATAAAAACTGTTTTTTATACGAACATATATTCTGTTATTAATGCTGAAAGATATAAAACAATTATGGATGATGAATATACGGAGTGGCTTACTTATTATACTGCAAATGATGATAGAGTAAGACCAAATCATCAGGCATTACATGGTTTTACTGCAAGAAAAGATGATCCTATTTGGGATAGTATATGGCCACCAAATGGTTTTAATTGTAGGTGTATTGTTAGAAGAAGTAATTCAGAAGGAAAATATCCTGCAAAGGCTCCTGCTGAACCGGATGAAGGTTTTTCTTACAATCCAGCAAAGGCTGATAGAGAGAAATTGGTTCAGGCATTAAGTAAAAATGAAAAATATAAAGAATATCTTGATAAAGCAATAGAATCGTGGATTGGACTTGATAGACCGAGTTTAGATGAGATTGATATTAGTTCTCTTCCAATTGCTCCAAATAAATTAAGACCTGGAAAAAATTTTGAATATTATTGGGAAGCCCTTGAAAAATATTTGAATCAGAAAGGAGATATACTTATAATAAAACTTAAAGATGAGTTATCAAAAATTATAGGAATTGATAAAGTTACTGTAAATAAAGAATTTAGTTTAAAACATATAGTTGATTATAAACCCAAACAAGGAAGAGAACAATATATTTTATATGCTATTGAGACTTTAAATAAACCTTTTGAAATATGGGAATTTAAACAAAGCGGAAAAACAGCACAATATAGATTTATTGGTGTATTTAATGACAATAAAGAAAAAGTATCAGTAGTAGTAATTATTAATTTAGAAAAAGATAATGTAATGTGGAGTATGAATATTACCAAAAAAAGTGATTTTATGAATAGAAGGAGAGGGAGATTTTTATATGGAAAATAAAAAAACGTGCCAGACCAGCAACTCCCCGCTGCCGGCAATACCTATGGTGTATAGGAGGGGAGATCCACACCATAGATATACATTTTTTATATATTACAAATTGAAAAAAATTTCAACTTTTTTAGTAAAAAAAATGATTAAAAAATATAAAAAATTGAGTAAAAAAAGTATGCTTTTATTTTTTTCAGATTGGCTCACAATCGGCGATAATTTCTTACGAATGGTTTATATCGTTTTGAAAAAGTTAAACGCATTAAAAGGTATTTCTGAAAGAAATTCTGAAAACGCCTGTAAAATCAAGGGTTTTCATGGGTTGCTTTTAAATGCTTGTAAAAGGGGTTTAAAGGGGGTTTAAATGGGTATTAAACAAAAAAAGGATGTTTTTAGGTGTGATTTTAAAAAAAGTAAAAAAATCACTGACTTGATTTTTGAAAAAATTGAAAAAAAGGAGGTTTTTTAGATGAAATGGATTGAAATTTTAAAGGTTGGAAAGTGGAAGGATAGTTCAGGAAAAGAACATACTTTTACTGAAAAAGATCTTGAAGAGATTGAAAAAAAATATGAAAAAAGAACAAATGATGCTCCTATTGTTGTAGGACATCCGAAGGATAATTCACCTGCTTTTGGGTGGGTTGAAAAATTGAAAAAAGAAGGTAAGGTATTGAAGGCAAAAATAAAGGATATTGTTCCGGAGTTTGCGGATGCTGTAAAGAAAAAGATGTATAAGTATGTTTCTGTTTCTTTGTATCCTGATAACAGACTAAGACATATTGGTTTTCTCGGTGGAGTTCCGCCTGCGGTAAAAGGTCTTGAAGCCGTAAGTTTTAATGATAAAGATTCTGATTTTATTACATTTGAATTCGGAGAGGTTGAAGATAAAGTAAGAACTATCGGAGATATTTTTCAAAGAATGAGAGAGTTTTTTATTGAGAAATTCGGAAAAGAAGAAGCAGATAAAGTAATCAATCATTGGGATATAGATTGGTTAAGGAGAGAAATTGAGGAAGAGGGTAAATTTAAAGAAGACAAATCTAAAACAAAGGAGGTAATAGATATGGAGTTAGAAACTTTAAAATTAAAGTTGAAAGAGGCAGAAGATAAACTTAAAGAGTTTTCTGAAAATGCCTCAAAGTTAAGCGAGGAGAACAAAACATTAAAAGAAAAAATTCACAAAATGGAAGAGGAAAGAATTGAGAAAGAGGTAAATGAGTTTGTTGAAAAATTGAAAAATGAAGGTAAATTGCTCCCGGCAGAAGAAGGTTTTGCAAAAGAGATGTTAAAGAGATTAAAAAGAGACGGAGTAGAAATTGAGTTTAGTGAAGGTGAAAAGAAAAACAGTTTTGAAGCATTTAAGGAATTTCTTGAAAAGCAAGAAGCAAAGGTTCCTCTTGGTGAATTAAAAAAAGGTGAAAACTTTAAGAAAAAAGTAAAAGAGGATTTTGGTGAGGAAGTTGACGAGGAAGCACTTGAATTACATCAAAAAGCGATTGAACTTTCTGAAAAAGAAAAAATATCTTATGAAGAAGCAATCACAAAATTAAAGGAGGTATAAAAGATGGGAAGATTAGAAAATTTAAGAGTTGTTGATCCTGTTCTTACTACTCTTGCAAGAGGGTATAAGAATAATGAATTAGTCGGAGACAAATTGTTTCCTTTTGTAACTGTTGATAAAGAGGCTGGTAAAATTCCTGAGTTCGGAAAGGAAGCATTTA